AGAACTTTCACCAGAAGCTAAAATCTGTATTAAGGTTAAAGATAAAGCAGATTATGCTAAACATATTGAAGTAGATAACAATTTAATAATTTTAAAAGATGAACCATGAAAAAGAGATTAGCAATGATTATTTGCAAAAGATGCTGTTCGATAGAATGGCGTTTTATTCGTCCGAATCAGAGATTTGTATGTATAAATTGTGGTAATACTAAAGTAATTAAAAGATGGCAAACACTCATGTAGTAGGAGAATGTTGGTGGTCAAGTAATCCTAATAAGTATGAAAATGGACCATTTAAGACATTAGAAGAATGTCTTTATGATGCTAAAGTAAAATCACATAATGTTTTTAAAGTCTACATTGGACAAACAATAGAACTTCTTGATAATGATATGTTGACATTACGAATGATGTCTGCATTTTTAGATTTACAAGAAGATTTTCCTAATTGTCAAAATGTTCATATAACTTTTAAGCCGGGATTGAACAAAGCATTGAAAAAGTTAATAGACGATTACATAGTTCTTAGTTCAAATGTATTAATATGTCCAGTTGGAGAATTAAATCTTTTTGGAGGTAAATATGTCGAATATAAAACAGATGAAGATGTCCCAATTAAAACTCGCAATTCAGCAGATTATTTGTAAATGGTATACACCTTTTATAGTTTTAGGAATTATAATATGTGAAATAACATATTGTTCAAGAACAAAAGAAGAATGCTCTGATGTAATATTATTGCCAGAACATCCATTCTTTTTACTTGAAGATGTTAACGAAGAAGTTCTTTATAAAACTTTGGTGCATTACGAGTTTCCATATCCTGCCATAATAACGGCACAGGCAATATTGGAATCTGGTAATTTTAAATCAAGGTTGTGTATTGAACATAACAATTTCTTTGGACTTTATAATTCTAGAAATAAATCCTATTACAAATTTGATAGTTGGATTAGTTGTGTATTCGCATATAAAGATTTTATTCTTAACAAGTATAAATCTGGAGAAGATTATTATAAGTTTTTAGATAGAATTAATTATGCCGAAGACGAAAATTATACAAAAAGATTAAAACTATTAGAAAAACAAATATTGGAAAAATATGGAGAATAATGTGAATAATGGAATTGGTTTAGATGGAGCTGTGTTTATTGTATTTCTTATTTTAAAATTAATGAACGTAATTGATTGGTCTTGGTGGTGGGTTTGCTCCCCTCTTTGGATTCCATTTTGTATAGCTATAGTTATTGCGATTATAGTGTTTTTAATTAGCCGTTAAATGTTTAACCTTAACAAACTTAAAGAAATAGCTAAACCGTCAACTAAAGAATCACTTAGACAAAGAGAATTACGAAGAAAGTTCCACAAAAGGATTAAAAATGTTAATGATATAAATAAAATTAAATCAATACACAAAGAGATATTTGGTTAAAATTAACAATAGTTAACTAACTAAGATGTATAAAACTTAGTAACATTGATTGTGTTAAGGCGGAATGGTGAAACTGGTATCCACAAGGGACTTAAAATCCCTCGGTCATTGTGACCTTGCGAGTTCGACTCTCGTTTCCGCTACAAAATTGCTAAAATATTAATGATTATGAATAATGTATTTTTTGGAAAGAATGGAATAACTTCGACAGAAGCTAATTTCATAGCTAATGTAGCTAAAGAGAAATGTGAAGCATCCGTTAAGAAATTATCTGGAATTAAGCTTTATCAAGTAGAAATGTCTTCTTTAGATTCCGAAAAGAAAATCATGGCTCTTGGTGAAACTAATCTAGATTGGATTAACGAGTCATTAACAAAGATTGGTAGGCTTACTACTTTGATTGCTTGGTTACGTGAGGCAATTAAAGAAAAAGATAAGCAACTTGAAGAGATTGACGAAATGGATATAACGGAATGGCTTGAAAAAGAAAATCGAGTTATGCCTGAATATCCCGAACGTCCTAGTAGAAGAAATGCTATTACAGAAACTCAAGTAAGAGAAAAATGGGGAATTGATAAGCAACAATTTTATTGGTCATTAGAAGCGTTTGCCGCAACTTATGGCAGATATATCCATCCTTCTGGCTCTATTTCAAAAGCAAGAGAGGAAGCACATAAAGCATTATCAACACCTATTACTAAAGAAGGAAGTGGTAGAGATACTATTCTTTATTATAATACTCCTACCGTTCCTATAGAACTTATTGATGAGAAATTTTTGGAATATCAAAATACTTATCGTTCTTATGAACGTGAACTTAATGCTCTTAAATCTGAAATCAAAGAAGCAGTTAGTGCTGATGAAGTAAAAGCAGCCTCTGAATACGATATTGCAGCAAAAGAGTATAAAGATAATTACGATAAAATTTCTGCTCAGCAGAGCATAATCTCTAATGATTTTTATAAGTGGAAGACTGAACAACGTAACAGAATTTCTGCTTTAAAAATTGTTATCCCCGAAGCGTTAGAAAGTATCTATAAAGAAATTGTAGATATTAACTAATCAAAAGTGGTAAAAGTCTGCACCATTGTATTATAAAATTTAATTTGATTTAGTCATATGACTAAATTTCTTTCCGTAGTGGTGTTGGACATAAAAACTCCAACCTATTGCGCTAACACTTGACAGATTATACAAAATTTAATGGTTTTATAATTTCTAATACATATATGAAATTATAAGTCGTTGTCTTTGTCTTTGTTAGTATAATCTGGTCTTTGACTTGGATTTTGTTTTAGACTACATCCGCGGACTTTTACCACTTATTATGTGTTTCGGTTTATCTAAGTAGACCTTAAATACTTAGTGACTATTTAACTCATTTTCTCAAGATTGATGAAAAAGAGGAGTTGGCTAACTCTATAATAGTACAGGCTACTTTGTAGTGACGAGGAGTAATCAATAGTACTTTGGAAACACGAGTACTAAAGATTACTCCTTTTTATTTATTAATTTTTAAAACTAATTTAATTATGATGAAGTATTTATTTTGTGCACTTGCTTTTATCGGCATGATTGCTTGTCAGCAGACAAAAAGTGTTAAGGTAGTAGAAGATCCTACAGAAATCGTAGAGGACACTGTTTTATGTGACTCTATAGATATGTGTATTCAAGATTCTCTTTGATGCTTGAAATAGCTACTGATGGTGCTTATAGTCCTATAAGAGATTCAGGAGGAGTCGGAATTGTATTTTTTAAAGGAGATAAAGTTATTAAAACTTACAACCGTCAGTTTAAAGCTACAACTAATAACAAATGTGAATTAATGGCAGTAATAATGGCTCTTGAGGCGTCTAAATCGTTTGAAGATGTCACTATTTACTCCGATTCACAGTATGTTATTGGCTGTATAACTAAAGGATGGGAACGTAAGAAAAATAAACGTCTTTGGAAACAATTCGATGAAACATTAGCTAAATGCAAAAATGTAAATTTCCAATGGGTCAAAGGACATACTTCTGGAAATGCAATAATGGAGAAAATGAATAATTTGGCAGATAGTTTAGCAGTAGAAGCATCACAATGGGTTTAATTTACGTTGGTCAAAATGAATTAGGATACACATGGTGGCTTGATGAAAATTTGACAGAATATGCTAGAAAGAAACTGCCAAAAGATTATTGGGTAGCTATTGTTAAACGTCCAGAACAAACAGATGCCACATTACTTTGTAAATTACAACGAGTAATTATGGAACTTCCTTCTTCTTTAGAGGGAGCATGTACAAAGATAGATATATTTGCATTTAATAAAAAGGAAAATGAAGCACAAGAAGTACGTTAAAAATTTGGAAGCAAGACAAGCATTTTGGAGAGCACAGAGTAAAGCATATCAAGCTGCGTGTAAATGTCCTGGTTCACTGAAGAAATGAAACTTTTAATATTTTTATTCTTTATATCTGTACTATATTTCGATCCATTTATAGATATAGAACATGAAGATAAAATAATCATTTGGTATAATTGGCAAGGAGTTCGTAGATTTAAAATTATTTATTATGATTAAGAATATTGAAGCTGCTAAAGAACTTGTCAAAAAATATCGTTCTATTACTTTAGAAGATTTAAGAAATCATTACAATGTTGATAATGTCGAATTATTAGGAAGTATAACAGGTTTTGGAAATACTTATACTTGTACCTTATGTAGAGCTTGTAATTGGAGTTGTCATTTATGTATTTGGAAATTTGATGGCGGATGTATAAATGATACATATGGTAATATTCAGTATGCTAAAACATTAGAAGATTTATTAGATGCAATAAAGGAAAGAGCAGATGAATTAGAAGATTTAATTAGAACAGCGGAATGATAATAGAAGGAGATTTTTATAGATTAACTCCCATTAGTGATTCGTCGCCTTTATATGATTTGGAACTTCTATATACAATAGGAGGAAAGAATCCTAGAAAAGAATTTAAAGTAGAAGGATATGGTTATCCGTTGAAATCTGCTTTAGAAAGAATTATTAATTATGCAGTTAGACAAAAGTTTGCAGATGAAGTTGTGAGTTTGAAAGATTATTTAAATGAATTTGTTAAGACGAAAGATTCCCTCGACATATTATGATGTGTTAACAGATAGATTAAACAAATTATGTTTATTTCTTGATGATACATATAATATCAATTCTGGAGGATGTTGTTTAATAGCATATCTATTGGCAAAACTCCTTAATTCTGATAATGTTGAATATGCTATAGTTGTCTTTGAAGGAGACAATAAAAAACAGGAATTAGTTAGTACATTTAAAGAATTAATAAAATCACACGAGCATTATGCTTTAAAAGTAGGAGATAAATACATTAATGTTGGAGAATTTGGTAAAACTGCTCATAGAACTTTTAATGACGTAAAAGTTAAAGACATTTATAATCATTATAAAAATGGTAATTGGAATGAATGTTATGATGTAGATAAAACTAGTTTTCTCTCTATTGTTGTTAAAAGATTCTACAATGATTTTACAGCAGATTTACGAAAATAGAGGGCAACAACTCTATTTGAGTGATTGCTTTATATATCGTAGTGAGACATATATGATTTGGAAATGGGGATTTTCATTACTTGATGATTCTTATTTAAAGTCAGAAAAATATCTCAAATTAAAAGATCAAAAGGTGAAGAAGAAAGATTATCAATTATATAGGTCTTTTGAACTCATCGGAGCACCACTAGATTATCTAGTGAATAACGGTTTTAAAATTTTATCAAAATGAAGAAAGAATTTGCACAGTATGTAATCTCTCAGTTCACAGATTTCGCCGGTAAAATACATCATTTTACACTTTGTGCATTGAGTCAAAGCCCTGAAAAAGAAGTTTCAGTTGCAGTTCTTGATGACTGTGACGAAATAGATTATGATTATGAGATTAGTCCTGTAATTAGAGCGGTGTCTTTAGGTATTGCAGTATGTAATCCTGAAGATGAGTATAATGAAGAAAAGGGTAAATTGGAAGCTTATAAACGAGCTAAGTTTGCAGTTAATCCTTGTATTTATTCTACAGAAAAAGGCGCAATTACTGCCGACCTTGTTAATACTTTCTTGAAAACAAAATGTGAATACATTATCAATAATCCAGAAGTGATTATTAAAGGCTACAACGATGCAAAGAAGCGTTTCTTTGACCGTGAGGAATTGAAGGAATTTGAAGACCATATGTCTGATGAAGATAAAACTTTGGTCAACGCAATTAAGAAAAACAAAGACTTGTCATTACACAACAGATTGGCTAAAAAGCAGTTAAATGACGAAGCTTAGCAAAATCTTAATAATAATTAATATTGTTTCGATGGGAGTTATAATATATTTAGCTACCAAAAAACCACAAACTTCTTTAGTAGAACCAATAGAAATTACTAAAGAAATTGAAGTTAGAGATAGCATTTATATTGTTAATGATTCTATTGAAACACTTATTAAATATGTAGAGAAAAAGTATGATGAAAAAGTATCTGATATTATTTCTAATGATATTGATGCCGATTTACTCTTTTTCTCAGAGTACGTCGAACATTTCAATAACAGCAGAACAGTTGAAAACAACTAATCTGATATTCTTAGAACATCAGAAGTATTCTCAGATTGTTCCTTTGTTAAAGGAAGAAAATGCCAATTTATTACAAATTAATAATAGCTGGGAACGTACAGATTCTATTCGCAAAGTTCAGTTAGTGAATTATGCTTATACTTTAGAAGATAAAGACAAATCTATTGCAGGTTTGAAAAAGTCTTTAAAAAGACAAAAAGTTATTTTTGGAAGTACTTTAATTGGATTAGTAATATGCCTATTGATGAAATAAAATTTAAAGACAAAGATGGATTTCATTACAAATATCCCGATAGAAGTTGTAAACATTGCTTGAATTATCCTTGTTTAGCAGACATGAATAAATTACAAAGTAATTTTGCCGCTTTTGGTTGTCGAAATTATCAGGGTGATAACACGTTCAATTTGTGCAAGAAGTAACTTGTAAAGCTAAATTACTTGCTAGAAATACAGATTCGATGGGTTATACAACCTATGTATTTGAGCGATTTGAATTTGACGACCTTGACTGTAAATATGTAATGTGTGTTCGTTATCCTAACTGGAATCAAAATTATATTGCCATTAACGATGTAGGATTTTTGACAGTTAGATATGTAGAAGCAGGCATAGATAAATGGTTTGATGGAAAAGATTTTGTTCCGTATAATTATACGGCTATTGCTTTTTTAAAGTTCATACATGAAAAGCAAGAAATTGAAGATGAAAACATTATAGCAGATTAGATATACCATAGATACACATTTATTTTAAGAATTTTATTTTATGACAATCTTAGGAGATAAGCTTAAAGAAGCTTTAGATAGTAAAGAAGCGAATATTAATGACTATGTGTGGAAGGGGCCGAAAGTAAACGGGGTTCAAGAAGAAGTACATCTTATTAACGCCACTTATGATCAGTTGAGAAAATTCTATGTTCACTGTGATCAAATGCTTAACAATACAGATGCTAAGAATCCTGGACGTTTTACACTTCTTGATATTGTTCAAGACCAAATCCAGAGATGTCGAGCAGAATTGTTAATTAGATGGTTGCGTGCTGAAAAACATTATACGAGTGCTAAATGCTTAGAAGATGTTCGTAGTATTATTAAGAATAATAAAGAAGTTCTTACTAATGATGTATTGAAGACATATCCTATTGGTGGAATTATGTCTAATTTACCTATCGACTACGAAAATGTTCCTATTAGTTTGGTTCTTGATGCTTGTTTAGATTCTCTTGGCGTACTAGATAATTCACATTTAACTCTTAATTTCCTTGTTAAGATGGGTCTTTGGTTTACTCAACAAGAAATGCAAAAAGACCTTTATCGTAAAGATATTGAAACAGGAAAAGCGGTTAATCGACTTCAAGTTGTTGCCGAAGAACTTAGACTTGACCCTATTGTAGCAGCTAAACTTCATATTTATAATACAGGTTTGAGCTATAATGAATTTAAGTCTATGGTTCGTCTTAAAAGAGATAAATATTCTAATCTTACAACAGAACAACTTAAATTGCTTTCTGAAAAGATTTTGTATCGTTTCCAAAATCAATGTGATGCACAAGCAAAACAGTGGGTTACGAAAATGGACGAAATTATTAAAGTAGCAGAATATAAGGGTTGGGATGTTACAAGAAACATTGATTAATGACTGATCTCTTTGCTCCTGTAACTCGTGATGAGAGGCAGGATCAAGCTATACATAATTGGGTTAAAGCTAAAGGTCATGGTACTATCGTTGCAGCCACTGCTTTTGGTAAAACAAGAACAGCTATTAAAGTAATACAACGATTACGTGCTAAAAAACCAGAACTATCTGTTATTGTTGCTGTACCAACAGAAGTTTTAAAAGACCAATGGAGTACAGAATTAGACAAATGGGGATTAGGCTTTAACACAGAAGTTCAAATTATGATGGGTGCATCCAAAAAACATTTTGAATGTGACTTATTAGTAATAGATGAAGCTCATCGTGTTAATTCTGAACAATTATCTAATCTTTTGCAAAACACTAAGTTTAAACTTATATTAGGACTTACTGCGACTTTTGAAAGACTTGATGGACGACATGAAATTCTCGCAAAATATGCTCCTGTATGTGATACCATTACAATTCAAGATGCTTTAGTAAACGGTTGGGTATCTAAATATGATGACTACGTTGTTGTATTGAATGTACCCGACATTGAAACATACAAAGGATATAATAAAGAATTTGTTGCACATTTTGAGTTTTTTAACTTTGATTGGAACTTAGTAATGAGTCTAATTGGTAAAGATGGATTTAAAAACAGAGCAAAACTCCGTGATGAAATCTGTCAAGACCCAGAGAAAAAGAAAGATGTATTTAAGCAAATAACATATCATGCTACTGCTTTTATGCAAGCTTTACAAAATCGAAAGAAATTTATTGCTAATCATCCAGAAAAGATTAGAGTTGCACAAGAAATAATAAAAGCTAGAGCTAATAGTAAAATAATCACTTTTTCATCTAATGTTAAAATGGCAGAAGCAATAGGAACTGGATATATTTATACAGGTCGCGAAGGTAAAGCCAAGAATAGATTGACATTAGAAGAATTTGCTAAATTACCGTCAGGTGTGTTAAATTCTTGTAAATTAGCAGAAGAAGGACTTAATTTACCAGATTTATCTGTAGGTATCATGCTTGGGGTTAATTCTAGTAAAACTAAGTCAATACAAACCCTAGGTAGAGTAATTCGACTTTCTAAAGACAAACACGCAGAGTTTTTCACAATTATAATTGCGGATACTGTTGAAAGTGAATGGATGAAAAAGTCGAGAAGTGATAATAATTTTACTATTATAGATGAGGAAAATCTATTAAAAGTGTTGAAGGGTGAACCATTTGAACCGTATAAACAAAAATTACAAAATTTTACTTATCGTTTTTAATTATGGAAACTTATTACACTAAAAAAGAGTACAATGAGATGAAAGCTTCTTTAACTAAAGAAATTAAGAAGCTTGAAAAGAAGGTTAAACAGTTGGAAAAGGCTCTTAGTACAACTGATCACGTAACTGAGGAATAATCACTTTAACAAGTAACTAACCTCTTCAGTGTATAGATTGATAAAGTAAAATTATTCAATTTATACGCGTGAAAAATCTTGATTTACAACAACAGTTGGCTTTTTGTGAAAAATATTGTATTGATCCTAATCAACTGTTATTGTTGGAAATTCTTCTTATAGCACAAGAAGGTGATAATCCAGAAATTGTTCGGACTTATTTTTCTTCTCGCTCCGCTGCAAGAGGAAGAATAACCGAACTTTTAACTGGACTTCGTGAAGCTGGTGTTATAAATAAGACTTATAAAGTACCAGAAAAGGGAAGTAGTTTTAATCCTAACGATGTTCCTATTAATAAGAATCTTGTAAAAGACTTTTATAAAAGTTCATTTGAAATGGGTAAAGAACTTTTTGAAACATATCCTATGTTTGGAATTATTAATGGTTCGCAAGTAGGAATTAGAAGTGTTTCTAAGAAATTTGATACTTTAGAGGATTGCTTTCGTTATTATGGTAAGATAATTAGATGGAAGCCAGAAATGCATCGTCACATTATAGATTTAGTTACTTGGGCAAAAGAGAATGACATTCTTGTTTGTACTTTAGCTAACTTTATAATTGACCAAAAATGGCTTGAATTGGAAGCATTAAAAAATGGAGATATGGGTAATTATAATGCAAATGCGATTAAAGTCGTATGATGTCCGGTAAAGAAGAGTTTTTTCAGCTCGTAGATGAAGGACGATTAGGTAAAAATATAGGATTAAGTATTGGATCTCCTAAACTTGAACTATATATGGATGGTTTTTTGCCTGGAGTTAGTTATTTATTTGGTGGAGCTTCTGGTACAGGTAAATCAACTTTTATGTTGTGGACAATGATTTATCAACCATTGATTCATTTCCTACAAGGAGATTGTCCAGACCTTGACCCACATTGGCTACTTTTTAATTTAGAAATGACTCGCTCGCAAGTGTATGCAAAATTAGTATCAATGTATATTTTTGATAATTTTGGCATACAATTAAAGTTTAAACAAATATTTTCAAGAGGTAAGGATTGTATGCTTACTGATGATGAATATGATTTGTTAAGGCAATGCGAGGAATTTCTTGATGAATTAGATAGACGAATATTTAACTATGAAGGTGTATTAACCGAAGCTGTATATGTTAGAGAAGTTGGTAAAGTATTAAATAAATTTGGCAGATGGAGTGGAGAACAGTATATTCCAAATAATCCAAATCAGGTTTTAGGTATTGGTATTGACCATATGTCTTTAGTAAAGGCTTCTCAAGGTAGAAGTAAAAAAGAAGAAATGGATGCCATATCTAGAGATTCTGTTCGATTTAGGAATGTTTGTAAAATTGTATCTCCTTTTCATGTTGCGCAATTTAATAGAGGTTCCGGTAGTGATGAAAGACTAAAACAAGATATGCAGGATCCAAATCAAAATGATTTTAAAGATTCTGGTTCATTATATGATGATAGTCAAGTTGTATTTGCAGTATTTAGTCCTCATAAATATAAGAGGTCTAATTATAAAAAGTATAATATTACTATTTTGGAACAATGCTTTATCGCAATCTTTCTCCTAAAGAGTCGATTTGGTACATCAGACATTATGGTGCCAATGGGATTCTACGGTGATTGTTCTCATTATGCAGAATTACCTAAATCTGATGAAATATATGACTATGAACGATATACTAGTCCTACTTGGTTGTTAACCGATTCAGAACCTATAGATGTAAAAGAAGAAGATGAACCTAAGAGTAATTTTAATTTTGTTATTTAATGGCTGCTGAAACGATTTTGATTCTCGGCGAAAGTGGAAGAGGGAAAACGACGAGCTTACGTAACTTAAATCCCGAAAATACCTTTATTATCAGTACAACTTCTAAACCTCTCCCTTGGAAAGGATGGAAAAAGAAGTTTGTAAAGTTTGATGTTAAAACAAATCCTGATGGTAATTGGGTTCAGTGTTCTAAATCAAATACAATTATAACATTAATTAAATATATCAGTGTTAGACGTCCAGACATTAAAAATATTGTAATTGATGATGTGCAATATTCTATGTGCTTTGAGTTCATGGATAGACGCAAGGAAAAAGGTTACGAAAAATTTAATGATATTGGCGGTGATTTTACAGACTTGTTGAGAGTAGCAGATGATATTCGTGATGACCTTAAACTTATCTTTACTGCTCATAGTGAAAATAAGGGAACAGACTTGGAACCTTATTGGACTTTGAAAACTATTGGTAAGATGGTATCCGAAAAAGTGACTCCTGAAGGTTTATTTACTTATGTATTTCATGCTCTTGTTGAAGAAGGAGACGATGGTATGGAATATAAGTTCTTAACAAATACTGATGGTATTCATGTTGCAAAAACTCCTCTTGGTATGTTTGCAGATCAAAAGATTGATAATGATGTTAATGAGATTTTGAAAGTGATTGACGAATACGAAAACGGCGAAGAAGAATGAAACTCGATGTACTTATGCACTATGAAGTCGATGAAAAATCCGGCGAAATAAAGTTTATTGGTAAAGAAGAAATCAAAGTAGATACAGTAGATAGTCCTAAGAAGACTACAACTACTAAGAAATCAACATCTACTAAGACTTCTAAAATTGAAGAAGACCCAAACCCCATTGTTACCTTAGAAGCTAACAAACTTGTCTTGACTACAGGAGCAGTTGATAAACTTCAAGTTTGCGAAGATTGTAGAATTGACATTAAATATAAGAAGAAAGGTAAATCTACAGTGCCTGTGATTGGTACTGATAAAGCTTTCGGAACTAAAGCTGGAAATCTTTTAACTAAGAGTAATACTGTTAGTTTTAGAGGTTCAGCTAATGAAAAGTTAGCAGCTTATGGAGATACATTTACTTTGGAACCTACCGAAGATGAAGGAATTTATTATTTGATTGGTAACAAAGTTGCCTCTGTAGAGGTTAAAGATGAAGAAATCAAGAATATTGAGTCAGAACTCGATATTGATTTATTAGATAACTTAAATATTGATTCAGATGACAAAAATTTAGACAAATTTAATTTTACTCTTTGATTATGAATTTCAGTTTTGGTATTGACGCAGACTCAGCAGTTAGATCATCTAAAAGACCATTGTCACCTTGGAATATCCATGATGTTAAATTTAAAGGTGTTGAAGTAAAGGAATTTGATGGAAAGAAAGACCCCTCTCAACATTACAAGACATTAAACATTAACTTTGAGAACGCCGATGGAGATTATTTCTCTCTTCAAAGGTTCTTTCCCAAAGATGGTGACGATGAACGTAGAAAGATTGACACTAAAGATGGTGGCACTCGCTTTATGCCTTCTAATTTTGAAAATTTGATGGCAATTATCAAGCAGACTTTGGCTGTATTGCTTGAGCCTAAAAAGTATGAAGCATTTAGAGCAGCTAGTGCTAAGTTTACCAGCTTCGAAGCTGTATGTGAAGCTATGAAGAAGGTAACAGCGTCTGTAGTAAATAAGCCTATTAAGATTAAGCTTGTAGGTCGTAATCGTGACGGTAAGGTAGTTCCGGAAATTCCTAATATTGTCGCAATTAACCACGAAGGAGAATTGTTTGTTTGTGACAATTATATTGGCGACAAATTGTTCTTTAGTGATTATGAAGAAGGCAAGAGAAAGGAATATCTCAATGCTAAACCTACTGAAATGAAATCCGAAATTGGAGATCCCATCAAAGATTTAAGTGGAAGTAAAGAAGAAGCAGCAGATGATGATTTAGATGCATTGCTCGGCTCGCTTTAATAATTAATTAACTCCTTAGTAGCTTATGTTTAATTTTGAAATTACTCCTAAGATTACTAAGGAGTTTTTACTTAGTAAGCACAATCAGGAAACATATATGAGTCATTATCTAGGATTACCTGTTAGAAAAGGATTATTTGTTAGTCCTTTAAGAACTGACCATCATAAAACGTGTAGTTTTTTCAAAGGTAAATCTGGAACATTATACTTTAAAGATTTTGCCACTAATCAGTGTCTTAATTTTGAAGGTGTAGTAATGGCTAAATATAACTGTAATTATCACGAAGCTTTAAAAATAATTGCCAAAGATTTCGGTTTTATAAAAAGTAATAATGTATGTTTTAAAGTTGTTCCTCAAGAAGAATTTAAAGAAGAAAAACAAACTTATATTCAAGTTGAGGTTAAAGATTTCTCTCCGGCAGAATTAAAGTGGTGGAATAGTTATGGTATAACTCCTGAAATATTAAAAAAGTTCAATATATTTAGTTGTAAAACAGTATTTTTAAATGGTTCAATATTTGCTCAATCTGCTCAACATAGTCCTATATATGGATATTATTTTGGGAAGAAAGAAAACATAGAACAATGGAGAATTTATTTTCCAAGACGTCAAGAATTTAGATTTTTAGGAAATTGTTCAACTAAAATACTTCAAGGTTATAAACAATTACCAAAAGAAGGAAATTTATTAGTAATTACTAAGTCAATGAAAGATGTTGCGGCTTTATATGCTTATGGCATTTCAGCTATTGCACCTAATTCTGAAACTCAGTTTACTAGTGATGAAGTTTTAGCTAAACTTAAAGAAAGATTTAAGAATATAGTTGTTGTTTATGACAATGATTTGCCTGGAATAGCTAATATGCGTAAGCTTAAAAAGTTACATCCAGAACTTACTTATTTCTTTATTCCTAGAAGTTATGGCGCAAAAGATTTTACTGATTTTAGAGCCAAATACGGGTATGAAAAAACTAAAAAATTTATCGTTAAATATTTAAAATTATGGCAAAGAAGTAGACAAATACAAGTGTAACTGTAACTTATAAGGATAGTACACAAAAAACTTTTGAAACCATTGAAGAAGCAGCACTTGCTACAGGCTTAGAAATTAACTCTATTAAAGCTAGAGCTAATAAGCCTGGAAGCGGTGCTAAATCTAAAGATGGAATGACATTTATATGGGCAGATGAAAGCGTAAGACGAAGTAAACAAGCAAAAAAGAATAAAACTAAAGGTAATGGTTTTGAATTAGAAGTAGTTCATAAATTGCGAGAAATTGGGTATGAAGGATGTATGAGTAGTAGAGCAGTTAATAAAATTGCAGATGCTAATAAAGTAGATATTTCAGATACCAATGATGAATTACCTATTAATATTCAGTGTAAATATACACAAAATTTGCCGAATTATTTTGATATACGTGATGCTTGTTCTGACAAAGATAAACCATTTACCTTATTTTGGAAGAAAGCAGGTAAAGACGGAGCATCTAGTCCTGGAACAGTAGTAATTTGTCCAGTTGATTATTTTTATCAATTAATAAAGAAATGAGGTTTACAATTACTAATGAACCTGTAAAACCATCTTCACAATTAGAAGTTCCAGCTCCCGGATTTGTAGTTGCATATAACGACGAAAATAAAATGGTTGGGATAGCAATCTTAGATGATGCTAACGGGTGGACTTTACATGGTTCTTCTTATATGTGTGATGTACTTGGAGAAACAGAAGATTTAAAGGAACTTATGGAAATGTTTCCAGACTATACATTTAAATTTATTGAATGGAACTCTTGATTCATCAAAAAATTTAATAATGTTGATGATAGTGAAGGGGAAGATTCCGAAGAATATTCCTAATTGTACAATTAATACGTTTGAAGAAGAATATACTAATTATTTAAGAACTGCTAAAAAACATTGGCGAACACATGAAGGATTCTCTTTAATGTTTGATTCAACACTCGAAGATTTAAAGAAGAGTCATTTTATTTATGCGGAAGACCAAAAGTTAATAGAAGTTATTAAGAAACGATTAAATGTAATAGAATGATTTTCATTTATGCTTTTAGTACTCCAGAAATTCTTACAGTATGTAGAGTAACTGCTGACAATAAATATATTGCCGCAGATAAAGTAATTAATCGTGTTTATACTGAATTTTTTGGGGATGAAGAAGATGTAGAAGAATTAGATTATGAAAACAAAGAAACACGTCTTTTTGA